GCCTAGTATAATAAAGTAGCAATACTTATTTTATGACAAGAGCGATTGAACTTCTGAAGAATAGTTTTGGTGTAAGCCAGCTATATCAGCATGATGTAAAGAAAGATGGAGCGATAATATTTACTGTTTATTGGCATCCACTTACTATTGCTGAAAGAGAGTCAATACAAAAGAAATCAAATACTGATGATGTAAATGATTTTGCATTAGCTTTGATGATTACAAAAGCATTAGATAAAAATGGAGATAGACTTTTTCAAGACGGTGATAAGGCTTCATTAAGGAGAGAAGTTGAAGCTAATATCTTGCAGGAAATTCAATTAGCTATGATAGAAGCTGGTCAAACAAAGGGGGTGGAAGAGGCTAAAGCCGAATTAAAAAGCTAATAATAGTTGGATGTTTATTTATTCTTTAGCAAAAGAATTAGGTAAAACTGTAGCTGAATTATCAGAGACTTTAACTGTTGAAGAGATGATAGGTTGGGCTGCTTATGCCGAGATAGAATCAGAGAATTTTGAAAAACAACGACAAGAATCACAAAGAGTTAGTGCTTTAAAAGGTAAAAGAGGTAGAATGAGATAAATATTTTAATTTTTTGAAGTGGCTGATTATCAAGTTAATTTAGCAATAGCCATAAAAGGTCAAAAAGATATTCAAAGGACAAGAGTAGAGACAAAATTATTACAACGTTCAATTAACAGGATGAACGCAGATGTTGAAAAAAAAAGCAAAAAAGTAGTTAATTCTTTTAATAATCTATCTAAAGAAGTAAGTGCAGCAAGAAAAGCATTAGATACTGCTGCTATAGGTACAGATGATTTTAATAAGGCAGTAGAAAATACTGTTAAAGTTGAAGAGAAATTTAATAAAGAATTAAAAAAAAGAGATCGTGCATTAAGAGTACAGAGAATTTCACAACAAAAAGGCATCTCACTTGCAAAAGCAGAAATAGAGTTAGAAAAACGATTAGCGAAAGCAAAAGGAGAAACAGCTAGAAAAGAAAGAGGCAAAAGATTTGGTCAAACTGTATCTAGTGCTGCTATTGGTGGAGCTTTTCCTTTATTGTTTGGACAAACAGGTGCAGCAGCAGTTGGCGGTGGAGTCGGTGGTTTAGCAGGTGGTGCGATTGGAGGTCAATTTGGTTTTGCTTTATCTATTGTTGGTACTGCAATAGGTTCTGCTGTTGATAAGGCGGAGAAATTTAATCAATCGTTAGTACAGTTAAATACAAGAATGGGTACTACTGGTAGCGAAACAGCTATTACTGCAAAAGAAGTTAATAGTCTTGCAAAAGCCTTGAATATTACGAAGGAAGAAGTATTTGGTGTTTTAGGAGCATTTAGAGAGTTTGGTGATGGCGAGATAGCTAAATCTATGGCAGTGATATTTGGATCTGATGCTGGCGGTGTAGATAGATTTGCTAAGTTAAATAGATCAGCAAAAATGGCACAAGAAATATTTGATGCGAGAAAACAGATCGGTAATGAAGCGGCTAAAGATCTTCTTATACAAAACAAAAGTGTTGATATTGCTGTTATTGAACTTGCTTTAGTCAAAGCAAAAGCAAAAGCAGAACAAGATGCTGCTATTGCAAGAGTAAAATCGGTTAGTGCTTTTGACCAATTAAGAGCAAATACACCTGGTATGTTGGCACTACGTCTAGCAGGAAAAATGAAAATAACAGATTTTGGAGATTTAAGAGCACAAAATCTTCAAAAACAATTTGATAAAGACAATCTAACTTTAATAGAAAACTATAAAAAAGGAATGATAGAGGCTAGAGAATTATTAGAGCTATTACGAGAATCTCAAGGACAATTTGGAATATCAGGAGTAGATAATTTTAATGCAATCACAGATAAGGTAAAAGATTTGCAAGATGAAATGATAAGGCTTCAGAATCCAATATCTCAAGCTCTTTCATTAAGTGAATCTATGGCTAGATCTTTTGAAGACTCTTTTGTAGGAATAATAAAAGGTACTATGTCTGTTGGAGATGCGTTTAGAAATATGTTGAACTCAATGGCAGATCACTTTATAAAGACAGCAGCGAGAATGGCAGCAAATCAGTTTCAGCAAGGTATCTTAGGGCTATTTGGGGGAGGGAGACGTACAGGGACAAGTGCTATAACAGGATTATTTGGTGGTGGATTTATGCAAGGTCCACAAGGAGGTTTTTTTAATCCAGTTACAGGTAAAGGTATCTCAGGTCCTAATTTTGGATTAGCAGATGGAGGTATAGCTAAAGCTGGACGAACTCATCTGGTAGGAGAACGTGGGCCAGAATTGTTTACTCCAGGAGTTACAGGTACAGTTACACCAAATCATGCTCTTGGTGGTTCTACAAATGTTACTGTTAACGTGGATGCCTCTGGATCTTCCGTAGAAGGAGATGCAAGCCAAGCAGAGCAGTTAGGGGCAGCAATATCTCAAGCAATACAAGCAGAACTCCTTGAACAAAAAAGACCTGGAGGTATATTATACAACTAATGGCTAATCCACTTCCTCTAACAGCAGCAAACACAGCCTTTGTACCAAAATACAATTTTAAAAAGTCAAACGCACCAAATACTAGAGTTGTAAAATTTGGAGATGGTTACGAGCATCGGACTACTTTTGGTTTAAATCAAAACGCACTAACTTTTAACCTTACATTTGAGGTAAGTGAAGCTGACGCTGATACATTAACTAACTTTTTTGACACTATTGCTGTTAGCGGAGCAAATTTCAGCTATACAGTTCCAGGAGAAAGCAGTATGATTTTTGTTGTTGAAGGTGGTTACAACAAGACTGTGCCTTATTTAAACAGAGCAAGAGTGCAGGTTACATTTAGACAAGTATTTGAACCAGAATCCTAATGCCTATACCAACTTCTAGTTTACAATCTGTTAACCCTAGCCCGATTATAGAATTATTTGAACTTACATTAGATCCTGTACTACATGGAACGACGTCTATTAAAGATCCATCGGGTGCAAATATTACAACCATAAGATTTCATAATAATACTACTGATACAACGGCTCAAGATAGTATTACATGGAACGGCAATACATACTACAGGATGCCTATAGAAGCAACTGGTTTTAAATATGATCCAAAACAATTACCAAGACCTAAGTTAACTATTAGTAATCTTGCAATTATCGCTTTAAATATTGGTAATATGTCCAATGTCTTAAACGCAGTTAATACAATAGAAAATAATGACCCTACTACTGGTACTTTTGCTAACGATTTAGTTGGAGCGACTATTAAAAGAAGAAGAACACTTGCTGAATTTTTACCAAATAGTAATTTTACTGGTAATAATCCTTATGGTACGCCAGATAATACACAAGAATTTCCTATTGAAGAGTTTCAAATAGCTAGAAAATCACTTGAAACAAGAGATGTAGTTTCTTTTGAATTAGCTGCTGCAATAGATAATTTTAATGTAAAACTACCCAAACGACAGTTTTTACCAGGAGAGTTTCCTGGTGTTGGAGATTTTTACAGTTGATCTATTGGAAGAAAAAGGTCATAGAAGATGCGTTACAAGAAAGTCCTAAAGAAATCTGTGGGCTGTTAGTTAATATAAAAGGAAAATTAGTTTATAAAAAATGTAAAAATTTAGCACAGATACCAACAGATCAATTTATTCTAAGTCCAACAGATTACGCAGCTATTGAAGATCAATATGGTAATGAAGCAATAGAAGGAATAGTTCATTCTCATCCCACAACGAGTGCTTATGCTAGTCCAGCAGACAGAGTATCAGCAGCGAGAACAAATAAACATTGGTATATTGTTAATCCCCATACTGAAGAGTGGTATGATTTTGTTCCCAAAGAGTATAAGCAATCCTTATTAGGTAGACCGTGGACTTGGGAATACACAAACTGCTGGCAGCTCGTTAGAGAATTTTATAAAGCAGAGTTAAATATTAATCTTATTGATTTTGAAAAACCTGAAGACCCTGAATATTTTGCTTTTAATCCTATGTTTGAGGATTGTTATGAAAAAGGAGGATTTAGATCCTTAGAAGATGATGAACCGCTCAAGTTATATGATTGTCCTTTAATGAATTTTTCTGGTGATAAATTAAATCACATTGCAGTTTTATGTGAAAATAATATGTTATTGCATCATCCACAGGGAAGATTGTCGTGCAAAGAAGAGTACAATAGGTATTATAGAAGCATTACAGGCAAGATTATTAGGTATGTTGGATTGTCCTCGTAAAATTAAACTGTATGGAGATTTAGCAGAGTTTATAGGTGTTAAGGAAATAGAAACTGAAGTACATACAGTAGCGGATGCTGTTAAATGTTTAATTGGGAATTATCCTCAAGCAGAAAATTATATGATGGATAAAAGTTATAAAGTTTTAGTTAATGAAAAACCAAAAATATTAGAAGAATTACATTTTCCTACTGGTCAATCTGATATAAAAATCGTACCTGTAATAAGTGGTCAAGGAAGAGGATTAGGACAAATTCTATTAGGTTCTATTTTAATTGGAGCAGCTTTTATGTTCCCTGGTGCTCAGTTTACGGGATTGAATTTTACAGCAGCATCAGGATTTAGTGGATTTCAATCTGCTGTTGGAAATATTGGTATTGCTTTGGTAATAGGAGGTGTTGCTCAAATGTTAGCACCTGTACCACCAACGCCTACTGAAGATCCAGATAATAGTTTTGCTTTTAATAGTCCTGTAAATACTACAGTTGCAGGATTACCAGTACCGATTTTATATGGAGAGCGAATGGTTGGATCTGTGGTCATCTCAGCAGGTATTAACGTGGTTGATAACTAATGGAAGAAAAAGATTTAGATATTATTAGTGGTGCTGGCGGAGGTGGCGGTAAAGGTGGCGGTGACAAGCCTTCAACTGCTGATGACAATTTAGATAGTTTAGCTACAGCAAAAATATTAGATGCTATTTGTGAAGGTCGTATAGAAGGTTTTCCTTCTGCCAAAGATGCAAACTTAGAGTTTGGAGCAACAAATTATCATAAATTCGCACAGCAAGATATTTATTTAGACGATACACCAATAGTAACTGAGGGTTCAGTTTTGAACGATCAAGGTGAATTTGATGACGATGATAAAAATTTTGATGGGATTGTAATTGACTCAAGAGTAGGAACTAATAATCAGGGTGTTATGGGTGGTTTTCAGTCATTAAGGCAGGAATTTCCCGTAAATAGTGGAAATATAGTAAAAGATACTCCTGTTGTAAAATCTATAACAAGAACTTCTTATCCAAATGCAGATCAAATTGGAATAATAATAAATGTACCCGCACTTCAAAAGTTTGAAGATGATGGAGATATTGTAAATACAGGCGTTACTTTTAGAATTGAATATCAAATTCTTGGAGGCAGTTCACCGACAGTAGACGAAAATGGCAATGCTGTTTATGTAACTCCCTTTCCAGATGGATTTGGGGGTACTGGAAATAGACATATTGGTGGAAGAACAGGTGATCCATTTCAAAGGCAGTATCTTTTTAATATTCCAAAAGATAGATACTCTGATGCCACAACTCTTAATTTAAGAGTTTCACGAATTTCAGATGACCCCTCAACAAGAGAACAGTCAGATATTCAATGGTTTTCTTATCAGATAATAACTCATGATGTTAATACTTATCCTGATACAGCATTAGTAGGTTTTCAGGTATCTAGTGAAAGCTTTTCATCAATCCCAAGACGTTATTACAGATTAAGAGGAACTAGATTAGCAGTTCCAAAGGGAGTTTATGTTGACAATAACAATCCAACTGATGCAGATAGAATTGGCAGACTTGTTTATAATTCTTCCGCAACTTGGGCTGGTGGTACATCTTTAACAGCAAATGGCTCTCTACGAAGTACATGGCAAAGACTTTATACAAACGATCCAGCATGGTGTTTGTATGATTTGCTTATTAATGAACGTTACGGACTATCAATACCAGAAACAGCTTTAGATCCATATAGTTTTTGGAATATAAGTAAATACAATAACGAATTAGTCAATAATTCCCGTGATTCTGCTGGAACAAAAAGTGGTACATGGACTCTCGCTGCAAATAAAAATTTCTGTCATATAACTTGTTCTACAGATCATAAATACCAAACTAATGATTTAATAAGCGTGACCTTTACTTCTGGTACATCAGGCACATCTCCAGCAGCACAGGATACTACTGCAATTTATAAGATAAAGAGATTAACTAGAAGAGTATTTCGAGTATTAAAAGTAAATACAAATGCGACAGCTTTGAATGGTAACTGTACTTTTAGTGATAATCAAGAAGCTAGATTTTCATTTAATGAATTAATAAACAGAGAATCTAAAGCATACGATCTGATTAATGCTATCTGTAGCAATATGCGTGTAATGCCATATTGGTCTGCTGGAACTTTATTTTTATCACAAGACAAACCAGCACCGCAGGTGAATGGTGGAGCTTACAGTGCAACACAGGATGTTCTACCAGCTTATATTTTTACTCAGGCAAATGTAGTTGGAGGTAATTTTACATACGAAGGAAGTGATATTAAAAATAGAGCAACATTAGTGATAGCAAAATATTATGACAATAATCAGAGAAAAATATCTTACGAGCAGTTTCCCTCTAAAGGGGTAATAGGTAATACAACAATAGGAGATGTAACTGCAACAACAAATGCAGGGGGCGATATTGTAATTGCAAAGTATGGAATACTTAAAAGGCAGATACAGGCATACGGCTGTACAAGTTCTGGTCAAGCACACAGACTTGCTAAGTGGACAAGGTTTAGTGAGCAGCTTCTTACTGAAACAGTTACCTTTACTGTTTCTATTGAGACAGGAGTAATTATAAGACCAGGACAAGTTATTGCTATTAATGACCAAGTAAAAACTGGAACTAGAAGAGGAGGAAGAATATTTGCTGTTAATGGAACGAACCAAATAACAGTTGATAATGCGAGTGCATCAAATTTACCTGCAAACTCCGTTAGCTATACAAGAACTCTTAATGTACTGATGCCAGATGGAAGTGTCAGCAAAAAAACTGTATCTGATATCACTGGTGCGGTTATAACAGTTAATGGTAATTTTCAACTAGCAGATGGTACTAATGCTGGACCAAATGTTATGTCTACTTGGATTCTTGAGACATCAGGAGGTGACGCAGCAGAAAATTTACAGAACCAGCTCTACAGGGTTCTAGCGGTAACGGAAGAAGAAAAAACAAACTATAAGGTAACTGCACTTTTATACAACCATAGTATTTACGCTGCTGTAGAAACTGGGTCTGATGTTACTTTTAGAGATTCCACTAATCTTGATGCAAAACCAAAAAGACCAGAAGCAGCAACCATTGTTGAAAGACTTTATAAAGAATCTATTCATAATGAAAATAACAATTCTAATAGAGTAACGATAAGATCAAAACTTATAGTTCAGTGGTCACAAGTGGCAGATGTAAGTAAATATCTATTAAAAATTACTAAAAATGGTATAGAGAGCACTGAAGAAGTACAAGGTTTAAGTTTTGAAATTTTAAACGTTAGGGCAGGAAAAGAATTTCAAGTTCGTATTTTTTCTATTGGGTCTACAAGTGGAAAATTGTCTGGACTTGCTAGAACTGCAAAAGATAGTGATGGAAATTTTGGAATAACAACTGTCGGTCAAACTGAACCACCGAATGATGTTACTTCGGGTACTTTAGATGATGGTACGCAAGCATTTAAAATCTTACCGAATGAATCAAGAATTGGAAACGTAGTAAGTTTTGTTGAAAACGTACCTAATCCTAATTTTAGTAATGGTCCAGGTAGTACCAGCCCTAAAGTACAATTTAAAGATTTAGATGTTGCTTTTTATGAAATACATAAATTAAGTGCAACACAAATAAATCAAGGTGCTGGATCTACAGAACAAATAAATGCTTTATTTGGTACAAAGGGTTCTACCTTTGTTGGAAGACCTACATCACCTGATTTTATTACAGAAGATTTTTTAAATGAAAATCATACATATTATATAAAGGCAGCAGATAGAGGTGGAAGGTATAGCTTAAATGCAACCTCAGCAGTTTTTACTTATGTAGCACCTTCAGCACCAAGAAGTCGTACAGGTTTCCCAAAGTTAAAAAATGGAATAATTACTATCAAATGGCGACCACCTCAAACTATTGGATCTTATGCGATAAAACATTATGTAATTACAGATGGATCTGATAATGATATTGAAATAGAAAGTGATGTAAATAGTTATGAAGCACCTTTAAATTTTATAGGAACAAAAACTTTTAAAATAAAAGCAGTTAATCTTGCAAATGATGATGGAGCAGAACTTACTTATACATTTACTGTTCCAGAACCGACTTTTGGAGATGGAGCGGTTATTAAACATGTCATAACATTAGACAACATAATTTTAAGGTGGCCTAAAGTTCAAACCAATATTCCATTTTTTGATGAAAATACAAATGTGCAGACTTCACAGATCCCCACAGTTTTAGGGTATAAGGTAACAACAAGCTATGCAGATAATCAAGTTGATGGAGAAGATAATATTTTCCCTGTAATTGTTAAAGATACAAATATAAAAATTCCTATAACCGCAGCAAATCTCAATAAAACAGGAACGGCTGCATCAGCAAATAGAACTTTTACTGTTAAGCCTGTTTATCAAAGGGCAGATTTTCCAGATGAAGGAATTACCTCTAGTTCACAATTATCTAAAACAATCACATTCTCAAGGGCAGCAGCACCTTCGTTTAAAGATCCAGCTTTTATCTTTACACAGGATCAAGTCAGACTTAGGTGGGACGAAGTAAATGGCACGTTTAAAACTATTAAATATGGAATTTTTGATGTGGTAGAGGGTACAGATACTTTACTTTTTGAAACGGATGCTACTTCAATAACTATGGATTTAGATTTTGCTGAAAATAATTTGAATATGAGTAAAACTTTTAAAATTGCTGCTTTTGATTCTGCTTATGTTAATGAAACTGATCAAAATGTAAAGGATAGGTTTAGAGGTGCTTTTGCATCTAAAACTGTCACAGTCACCCCATTAGATCCACCCAATACTGGTGCTTATAAATTAGGCAATCAAGGTGGACAGGGATTTGTCACTATAAGCTATAAAAAACCAACTAAAGACAGAAAATTTAATTTAGGAATAAAAGATTATAAAATCACTAGGTCAACATCTACTACTTTTAATGGTATTACAGATGGGAACACAGATTTAGTTGTTTTTACTAACTCACAGGCATTTAAAGAAGAAGTTAGTTGGCTTGTATCATCAGGACAAAGACATTACTATGTGCAAACTAGAGACATAAACGACAATTTATCAATAACTGCTTTAAAAATTACTGCGACTATCGCACTACCTTCTACACCTTTACCTTCAGATACAGGTACTACAGAGGTAATTGATAATAATGTTTTATTGCGTTGGAAGGCTGGTGCTATAAATCCAAGTACGCAACTTAAAATTGCAACTTTTGAAATTAGAAAACATAATGATGATGCCACAGATCCAAATGATTTTGCATCTGCAACTGTTATAGGAAGAGTTGATGGAGTATTTAATGTTGTATTTGAGCAAATAGCCGATATTTATACATATCATATTGCTGCTATAGATACTGCTGGAAATATTGGGGTATCATTTACAACTACACAAAACGTAGCTCAACCACCTGATTTTGTATTAAATGATAATTTCTTTTCAAACTTTACAACAAGTCCAGCAAAAGTTTTAAGCAATACCTTAAGTAATTGTTTTGTGAGTGAAGGAGATGCTTATATCCCTGCTAATACAACAGAGACATGGGCAGAACATTTTATAGGTACAGGTTCAGTTTCTAGCCCACAATTTAATAATATGACAGCTTTGATAACTGCTAACCCTACAAATTTAAATTATTTAGAACCAGCACCTTCAACTGGTTTTTATGAAGAAGTTTATGACTTTGGAACTAATTTAGCTTCAACAAAAATTACAGCTACGACTGCTGGCAGTGGATTAGGTTCTGGATCTCTTAATAAACAAGGAATAATCAACATCGCAACTGGTACAAGTGGAGCATTTTCAACAGACGGCATAACACAAACAGGAAACTCTTTCTTTAGATTCGGGACAAACTTTAGAAGAATTAAATACAGAACTATTGTTAACTCTACAAATGGTAAATATAGAAAAATTACATCATTAAATTTAAAATTAGATACTAAAATCCTTAATGATACTGGAAAAGATGAGGCTACTTATGCCGATAGTAACGGTACTGGCAAACAACAAAATTTTAATGTAAGTTTTGTAGATGTTCAAGGTATTAATGTCACTCCAAATGGAAATGGAGTAACTTCAAACGGGGGAAATGCAGGTCGTAAAATAATTGCAGTTGTAGATTTTACTGACGCACCTAACCCAACTGGTTTCAAAGTTTTTCTATTTGATACAGATGGAAACCCTGTTGGAGGTAAGTTTACTTGGCAATGTCGTGGAACGTAGTATTATTAAAGAAAAAAGGTAATGGTTGCTAATTTCGATAAACCCACAGTAGATACAACATATACTGCATTTCCGACTGAAATAATAGAAAATATTGACGCGGCTTTACAGCAGTTATCAACTGAATTAATACCAAGTGGTCAAAGTCATACTAATATTCCTGATGGTGCTATTAAATGGGATTATGAAAATAACAAATGGGTTAAAAAAGTAAGTGGTAGTTTTAATGATCACCTTTCAGATACATATAATTTTACTAATATTGAAGCTACTTTACTTCAAATGGGTGATTCAAATAATGCCCAAGGTAGCTCAAATGCAATTTTACTAGGAAACACGCTTGATCTTCGCATATTTCACGACGGGTCGAACTCCTACATAAGAGATTTTAATGGTACTGGAAATTTAAAAATAACAACTAATCAACTGGAAATATTAAGTAACGGCCTTAGTGAGGTCATGGCAAAATTCATTGAAAATGGAAGTGTTGAGCTATATGAAAATAATCAAAAAAGGATCGAAACTACAACTGCTGGAGCGACAATAACAGGAGCATTAACCACTACAGGTGCTATAAACACACAAGGCGGTAATTTGAATCTATCAAATACGAGTGGCAGTAATAGTATTGAAGTTGGATTAGGACAAACAGGAAATAATTTTGCTTTTATTGACTTTATAGGAGATGCTACTCATACAGATTTTGGCCTCAGACTTATTAGAGGTCAAGCTACAAATCAAGGTCCAAATACTCTAAGTCAATTAATACATAGAGGAACTGGGCAATTACAACTTGTTGCTCAAGATGCAGGAAAAATTGCACTAAAAACTAATGGCAGTACAAGAATGTTTATAAATGAAAATGGGCAGATTAGTGTAGGAAGTACGAACCCCCAAAAACAATTTGAGGTAGCTTCTAGTGGTACGACTGATGTGATTATCAGATCATCTGCTGCTTCTAGCCAAGATGCAATTTTGAGATTGCGAGGATCAAGAACTGGTGGGGGGACTGAAATAAACAATTTAATTTTTGAGACTAATGATACAGGTGGTGGGAATTATGCCTCTGGTTCTAGGTTAGGGAAAATTATTTGCGGCAAGCAAAGCAGCAATACAACAAGAGGATTTTTTGAATTTAGGCTTAATAACGACACGATTACAGATGGTTCTTTAGGTACAAATACTAGTGTCAAGATGCACATAAAATCCTCCAGTGAGTGTGGTCTAGGTACTACAAATCCGCAAAGATTACTGGAATTAGCTTCAGCAGATCAAACTTCAATAATCAGACTTCATTCAAGTGATGGAAGTATCTCGAATACAGAAAGAATTGGCATGATCGAATTTTCTGGTAGTGATTCAAATAATTCTGGAATTGGTGCTTATATGGAGGCGATTGCTAGTGGTAATAATGGTCAAACAGATTTAAGGTTTGCTACTGGTACAGCTGGAACTCCTGTTGAAGCTGCAAGGTTTGATAAAGATGGAAGATTATTAATAGGGCATACTGCACAAAGAAATTCAAGAGTGGGTACGGCTAATTTTCAACCTGAGATACAGATACATGGCGATTCTCAGGGTGCTATGTCTATAACCAGATATTCAAATAGTACAGCAAGCGGAAGATTACATATTCAAAGTTCAAGAGGTACAGCAGACACCCCTTTAGTTGCTGCTGATGGTGATTCACTCTGTGATTTTTCAATGAGTGGTTTTGATGGTACTAATTTTACTAATGGTGCAAAAATAGTTGCAAATATTAATGGAACTGTTGGTTCTAATGCAATGCCAACTGACCTTAAGTTTCAGTTAAGAGATGACGGTGGTGATTTAAATACAAATTTAACAATGACTCACGATAGGTTTTTTGGAATCATAAAAACTTCTCCTACTGTACCGCTACATGTAAAACAATTAACCGATAATAATGGCTGTGCAAGATTTGAAGATCCTGTGGATGGCAATACCCATGTCACCATTGATGTTACCGATAGTTTGACAAGTTTCACAGCAAGACGAAATGCTAATCATGGCAGTATAAGATTTCAAAGCGATAACGGAACGGCCACAAGTGAAAATATGCGTATTATCACAAATACAGGAGTTGTAATTGGGACGACAACATTACATACAAATGACAAATTATCAGTGACAGGTGGTCGAATTAGTACAAGTAGTTTTGTAATAGCTGGTCGTGGTAATGGCGGTGTTGCTTTAACTCACAACGATGGTGGAGGTAACTCAAATCTCTGCTTTAACCATGTTAATCAAACACCAGAACAAAACGGTAAATCAGGAAGAATTGACGTAAATGCAGATAACACTGGTGGTGTAGCAATAATGAAATTTGGTCTTAAACATGATTCTGCTAGTGGAACAGCAGGAGCAACCACTACCACATTACAACTCAAAAGAGGATCAGAGGCCGATTTAGGTGTAGGCTCTGGAACGACTGTAAGAGAGCAAGTTGTATTTAGGCAAGGAACTACTACATTTCCAACTCTATCTTTTGAATCGGATACAGACACAGGAATAAGTAGAAGTTCTGGTAATAGAATGTCATTTATAACTCAAGCCACAGAAAGAGTAAGAATAAATAATAGTGGTTTAACAGTAATGAATAATGGACAAGCTGTAGCTATTAATACTGCTAAAGTTTGGATAAATTTCAATGGAGAGGGTACTGTCGGAATAAGAGATAGTTATAATGTTGATAGTCTTACAGATTTGGGTACAGGATATTATAGAATAAACTTTAGTATTACGTTTGCAAATAATGATTATTGCTTTTGTTCAATGATAAGAGCAAATACACATGGTTTTGGGGCAATGGACGCTGAAGATCTAGCTACTGATAGTATCGAAGTTAGATCATGGAGTGGCAGTGGTCTGGCTGATCGAAACATACTTGGAGGAGCTGTTTTTGGTGATGTTTAAAAATTTTTTGATATACTAAAAGAAAAACTTATGGCACTTAAATCAGATTCAAGACTTGTTTATACAGATGATGACGGTAATGTTTGTATTGTCGTTCCAGCAGATAACTCTAAATTAACATTAGAACAAATTAAAGCCAAAGTTTGCCCAAGTGGTAAGACAGTTTATACTGTTGATAAATCTGCAATTCCTACTGACAGGAGTTTTAGAAATGCTTGGACTTATACGGAGTAAATAATGGGATTTGGTGTAGACATGGCAAAAGCCAAAGAAATACATAAAAACTTTATAAGAGAAGCTCGTAAACCTTTACTTCAGACCCTTGATGTTGAATTTCAAAAAGCTTTAGAAACTGGTTCTAGTACCACTGAAGTGACAGTAAAAAAACAAGCATTGAGAGATGCTCCTGCTGATTCTGCAATAGAGGCTGCTTCAAATGCTACTGAATTAAAGGCACAGTGGAATAGTAGCATCCTTGGGGATTCACCTTATAGCTAACACGCATAGACTTTTAAATAGATTGTAGATATACTTACAAAAAAAGATTTATTTATGTCATCACCTAATCCACAAGAAGAAATTACAAAACTTGAAGAGGAGTTAAAAACTATTCAAGAGAACAGAAACCAAGCAATACAAATTGCTAATAACTGCGAAGTAAGAATTATACAAGTACAAAAAGAAATTGAAACCCATAAAAAATATTTACCAGAAGAAGCTGTAACAACAGTTCCAACAGGTTTTACTAAAAATTAATTATGGCTGATCCTACATACGAAACAACTTGGGGGTTTCAATCTACAACACCATTAGAAGCTGTTAATGGCGGAAGTGATGATGGCCTTGTTACTACTGTCCACTGGAACTTGACCTGTAAAGCTAGTGATGGTTTTACTGGCTATCATTTTGATGCAATGCCTTTTGAAAAGGGTGATACTGTTACACCTCTAAAAGACTTAACAAAAGATCAAGTTATTGGTTGGATAAAAGCAAAACTAGGTTCTGATGAGGTTGCAAAATTAGAAGCTCAGGTAAAACAAGAGTGCATAGGTAAAAGAACACCTGCAACTCTCATCACTGCACCAACAAGCTGGACATCATGATAAAAAAAATTATCACAACAATTTTTGCAATAAGTTTATTTCTACCTGTTGTGGCTGAGGCTGGTTTTTCTCCAGAAGGTAGAAGAAGAAAGCCAAGATGTAAAGGTAGTGGAGGTGTAATGGTATGCCGTATGCCAAGGCACAAAAAACCCAAAAGATGTGGGATCATGCCTTGTATCCCTAGAGGATATTACAGACCTAATCCACCAAGAGTTATTCCAAATTGAAATAAATTTAAAATCGTTTATCATATAACTTTAATTTTTAAAAATTATGCTTAAAAAAGTTTTAGCTGTAGCTGCTGTATCGGCACTATCAACACCTGCGTTTGCTGGATTCTACTTATCAGTAGAGAACAATGGCTCTTACACGGGAAAAAATTTCACAGGAAGCGGAACGGACGCTCATTTAGGGTACGAAGATGGTAATGCCTTTGGTAGCTACTACATACAAGGTGGTGCGTATT